CTACACAGTTTGTTGGGGTTTTTAGCCTTGCTTTGGTTGGTGCTTCTGCACCATTGGTACTTCAGCTTGTACGGCCAATAGTTAAGCAAGTAGTGACAAAGTTGACTAAAAAAAAGAAAACCTAATTAAGTTTATGAGTATGTGGGATAACTTGATTTGGTGGGATATTAACAATAATATCTTCACAGGTCAAAGCACTAGGAGAACCTGGCCTAAATGTAGCTCCAAGCTTTGCCTGTTTCGCACACATCTCCAAACGATAAAGGCTGATTTCCATTTTAGTTTTCTTTATTAATAATTCCTGTGCTTCTATGTTTACTTGGGTCGCTTTGTGGCAAAGGGCTGGTGACTTTCCGAGTGGTATGTTTATTTGAGCAGAGATACCATAGTTCAAATTGTAATTATCTTTTTCAAATCTAGGAGTCTCTTGAACATATTTTATCTCACCAGTATTTTCGTCATATATATTCTGCCTTGTGACCTGTTCTATTGGTCTGTTAAATGACCAAGCATCTGTTACATACGGAGTGATTGTAAGACTAGGAGAAGCACAGACAATACCCTGACTCATACGAAAAGAGGGCATCGTTGACGGAGTTATCATGGTTGCATTATTGTTCACTACACCTTGGGCATTACTCGAAGGCGAGGCGACTGTAGTGTTTGCAAGGGTTTTGACGGGAGAAAGAAGTAAAATTACTGCCCAAATGTAGTTGTAGTTTCTGTTGTAGTGCTTGAATTTATTGTTCTTGTTATTGTGGTTACTGTATCTAATCCTGGAGTGATTAGTGTTTCTTGAAGAGAAAAGGCTGATCCAGGGGTTGTTATTTTCCATCTTGGCACAGCATCTAAGTTTGGTGAAGTCCAACTAAAATTTACTCCTCCAACTGTTTGTTCTGTAAGTGTTGTAGCTGTAGGGTTGATATATCCGTTAAGGTCTGAGGATTCAATATTATGTCCTGATGCTGAGTAGCTATATCCTGTTCTGTATTGATGACTCGTGATGGTTTCATTTATTACTGACTCTGAAGTGCTTGAAGTTTGGCTCGTACCCGAACGAAATTGTGGAACTACAGGAACAGCAAGTGTTCTTACTGGTAATGCTAATAAAACTATGAGCCAAAGTCTAGTCAATCGTAATACGGACAGTAGTAGAGCCAATACAGCTAGTACCTGACCCTCCAGCCGTGCAAGTATGAATCCCAGAGCTAACACTCGTAAGGGCGAGATTTCCAGCGGTCCCTCCAGAAATTACTGTGGTTTGTCCACCAAGCACAGGAAGACTTGCAATACCGCTAGAAGGAGTGATTGCTGATTGTGTTACGTCTCCAGCTTGATATGATTCCGATAGTGAGAACGCTGAACCAGCAGTTGTAACCGATTTATTTGTATTAACTAAAGCTGGTACTCCATTACTTAAGCTTCCAAGATTTAATCCACCGATTCCATTAGTAACTACACTATCTCCTGTTCCTGTTGAAGTTGTAATATTGTTTCCGCTTATGCTGTAGCTTGATGGGGCTGCATTAGTAATTACATAAGGCGAGTCTATGGATATTTGTGCAGAGGTTACAAATTCCTGTTTTATGTTGGCAAAAGCAGCCGATGGTAAAAATAAAAGTAAAGCAAATAGTTTTTTCATTTGATACCTACTTTGTTTTTACTATTATCTACTATTTTAGGTGGATTATTGTTCTTTTTCTTACCAACCTGTAAACCGAAAGAAGCTAAACTTCCCGAAAAGATCGAAGCGATGAAAGTTGGATCAAAGTCTACAATCTTTTTACCACTAGGTGGTTCATAATAAGAAAGAGTCAGCATACTTGCAGACCAAACTAAAACAGCAATTTTAACAATCGTTTCGACACGATTGCCTTCTTTTTCTTCCTGTTCTTCCATAGAAGTTAAGATTCTTGTCTAATACTAGCATCTTAGCTATGTTTGGAAAGTAAGACATATTTAACATCATGTTAAAAATTTTAAAACCCATACTTTTGATCTTTATTAAGTCAAAAGCAATGAAAAGGTTGATAGTGGATCTGTTAAAAGCAATAGCTAAACAAACAGACAACACAATAGATGATCAAGCAGTTGCTTTTATTGAATCAAGGATGTTTCCAGGTTCTACTACTGGGCTTCAGTAAATGAAAATAACTAAATTTCTCAACATAGATATTGAGCCAGCACCTCCTGAACTTGAACTGGAAATAGAAATGCAATGCAGGGAGATAATGAAAGCTGATGATTTAGTTGATATAAAAAGATATTGCACACATCTTGTAAGAAAAAAGTTTGATCAAGATATATTTATGGCTTCCTTATTAAATAGGCTTATAGAACTAGAAGCTAATCGTGTTGTAGCAGAAATGAGAAAAGAAAAGCCTAAAAATCCTTTCAAGAAATTTTTCCGTACTCCTTAGCTTTTTTGCCTTCTACCTTCAATTCGTCTTTGTACAGACTGTCTCCACATCAACTCATCTTTAGCTTCAGCAATTTTATATTCTGAACTAGGATATTCACGTTGTAAAGCCTCATAAGCTACCTTTCTTACCCATGCAGTACCACGCATACCCTCTTTGTCAGCCACTTTTTCTATAAGTTCTGCTCTGTTTGGGTCGATTAGTACCTGATAATAGCTTTTGTTTCCGTGTTTGAGAGCCATTTACAATGTTGTTCTTGTACTACTTTACCACCAAAATGGGAAATCGGCTTTATCAAGTTGCTTTTCCACATACTTTTTTCTAGCTTCTCTACGTTTTTTGGTCTTTCCTGTACGAACCTCTCTGGCTCTTTTCAAAAAATCAATGATACTAGCTATGTCCTTAGTAGTAGCTTTAGGAATCTCTTTGTAGAGATCCTTCATCAGATCTACTCTTATATTCTTCTGCATAAGCAACAGGCATAACCTCCGTAAGAGTCTTGTAGTATTTTACTCCAAGCTGTTTATTATGCTTGGAGATATACCACCCGTGTTCGTTTTTGCAAATACCAATCATAGTTATTTCTTGTAAATTGTTTTTAAATAGTTGGTTTCAATAGCCTCTCTTTGCTTTACATATTCTCTGTTTGACATATTTTCAAACAAATATCTGTCAGATAAATTGGCTAGTGCTTGGCAATATTCTTTTTTTGTCATTAATGAACCTCGCTCCATTTATCACCAATGGATACTTCAGCTAATGCGGGTACGTCACCCAACCACTTTGCCTCCGCTTTTTCCATTGTAGTTTTAAGAATCTCAGCCCACTCATCTGCTATATTTTCTTTAACAAGAAGTATCAATTCATCGTGAACGGCTGCTGCGATCATTACTTTATCTTCGCCAGCTTCTTTAACTTGTGTCCATAAGTTACCTAATGCACATTTTAGTATTGCAGCACCAGCACCTTGAATCGGTGTATTACATCTAACAGTAGTTCTGTTAAGATCACCTTTTAGAAACCTACGCATATTGGATACTGGAACTCTAGTCTCAGGCCATTCATCATCTTCAGTGGATCGTGAAAGATAGTTCATTTTTCTCTGCCAATCACGAATACCACTATATGTATTGAGCCAATTATCCCGAATCCTTATGGCTTCTTCTGGTGACATAATTACACCACTGCTACCAGCATACTTTCGTAAACCTTCAGCACCAGCACCATACAGCAAACCAAAGTTAGCTGACTTAGCGATCTGTCTATCGCAACCCATTTGTGAAGCCGTATAGTCATGCAAATCTTCGCCACGTTGAAATGCAGCAGTCATGTTCTTGTCTTTCGCTAAAGCAGCAGCAAGACGTAATTCCATCTGTGAAAAGTCAGCATCTACAATCTTCCAGTACAAAGGAGCTTGTACACATTGTCTAAACTCCGAGTCTCTTGGTATCTGCTGGTTGTTTGGCTTGATACTAGACATTCTTCCTGTATCTGCCCCCAACTGCATATAAGATGCTCTAACAAAATAAATGTCCTTAAACTTTCTGTGTAAAGTCATCTTATCTTGTATGCTTTCAATCATTTGTCTACGCTTTTCTCTACGTTTCCAAGTCATAAGTGTCTGGATCGTGGGAGAATCAGCAGCACAATTTTTCAAAGCATCTTTAGCAACACTAGGTTTACCATCATTATTTACAGGAGTATAACCAAGTATTATTTCAAGTTTTTCCAACAACTGCTTAGAGCTTTTAATATTAAATCCAGCATATTTTTTAGTACCTAATCTTTTTGATCCTGAATCTTTTGCTCGTAAGTTGAACGTGCCATCATCATCTCTAGGTAACTTTTTTCCAAGTGGTAAGTCATTATCAAGTTCTCTGATAAATTCATTACCCAATTCTTTAATGTCATCTTCATAATCTATACGGCATTGATGTAACTCTTCTTTATTCCAGGGTAGTCCAGTTCGCCACATTTGAGCCATAGCTGGTAAAGCTCTGCACTCTAAAACGTATGCTCTTGTAAGTTGAGCATTTCTAAGTTTTTGCTCTAAAACTTGATCTAGTTCGAGTAAAACTTCTATATCTTTTGCAGCGTAAGCTAACTGTTCTTTTGATAGTACCTCCGCACCCCAATCAGACTTCTGTTGTTCTTTAGATACATCTATACCTAATTGTCTCTTAGCTAGTGCGTCAAGACCGTGTTTAGTTTGAGGTATTCCGTTAGTAAGAAGTCTGCTGGCTATCATGCTACATCTAACAAAACCATTTAGATGTATGTCATGTTCTTGAAGCCAACCAATATCAAATACTGCATTATGAGCTAACCAAAATCTTTCAGTAGAACTGAAAAACTCTTCTAAATAATTCCAATCGCCACTCTCTAATTCAAAGCAATCAATAACTACTATGGTTCGAGAAGAAAAACACCCCAACTGAATAAGTCGGAGCTTTCCTTCTTCTGGTTGTAGCTGTAATGTTTCTGTATCAAACGCAATACTGTGTGCAGTACGCAATCTTTTTAATTCTGATATTCCGTAGTAAACAGAATACTCTTGTTTAGTAAGTGTTGAGGTCATGGGAGAACCTTAATTATGTGCTCTACTACTGTAGCACATTTGTCAACACTTGTAATGCTTTCGTATGTAATCGGGAACTTCGTTATGATAACCCCTTGTGTCTAAATCTTGGACTAATGCGACCCACTGTGATCTATAAGGCTCAGTTATTTCTTTGTAAGTCTGTGCAAGATAAATACGTCTAGCAGTCTGAAAATCCATACCATTGTTATTTGGTAAGTAAGACTTCAAAAAATGAGCTAGGTTGCAGTTTTTATCTTTTTTAGCTCTGTGGTACTTATTCTTTTTATGCCATCTAAATATGTAGTTAAGCAAGTATGTAATCTTGTCGGGGTCTATTTTGGAACGATAGATTTTTGCTTCTCTTTCTGGGGTTTTATCTTTCCAGTTTAATGGAGGATAAGTCTCTGTTGGCAAGTGTTTTATAGGTGTATTTAATTTAGCTGGAATTGTAATTTCTACTACAGGATCAGCAGGAACTAATGCAGCTTCTTTTATTTCTGCTGCATCATTCTTTGCGTGTATTGCCTGTAATTGTTCTTTAGCTAAAGGTTTTATATTATGTTCTCTATTAATATGTGCAAGTTGATCTTTAGTAAGATTTAATACACATTTCATAAGAACGTCATTCTTTTCTTCTTGAAATACAACACTAACTGTATTGTCTTTTTCAAGCACTTTATGTACTTCGCCTGACTGTACATCAATAGTAGATTTTTTAGTTACTACTTCCTCTTCTTTAAATTCCATAAATGAATTTGCTGGTTTTAATATTGTAGTAGTCTAGTATTAGTTTGTCCAGAGGTCGAGCTTCTTTTGTAAATTTTTAACACTAAGTTGTGTGCATATAGAGACATCAAGTCCATAACGAACCGCCTCTAAAACTTGGCTGTGGAAATACTCTTTATCAAAGTATTCAACTTGAGTTACGTTTTCAACTCTCTTTCTTATATGGTCATATTCTGTGTATCGAACAGTGGCCAACGGACTATCATCAGCAGGAAATTTCTCTTCGTAGATAGTGACATTAATTGTTTTGTTGTTCAAGGATTAGTTCTCCCAAAAATTTTCGTTGTCTTCTATATACCTAGAGGACTCTGTGTATAAACCCTCTTCCGTTCCAGTAGAAGGGTTTTGATTAACAATCGGTTTTGTATTAACCTCTTCATTGTATAAACCTACTTCATCGTCAGGGGTTTTTACAAAATTAGGGTTTATACCATTTTCGTTGTTATTCAAATCCGTTCCAGTATCTACGTTATTAGGTTTATACACATCATTTCGGGGTATATCACGCGTGAAGGAAGAAAATGATCTTGGTAATTCTTTACCCACTGCTTTGTAAAACTTGGATGGTCTACCACCTTTACTTTTACTTTTTGGAACGTCAACTTCTTCAATCAATTTCTGATCCTCCAGCTTATTTAAGCTGTATATTATTGCACGTTTTCTGTGTAAACCACCCACTGTATCGTGTTCGACTAGATCCTTAACACACCATGGCTTACTCTCTCTTCTCATCAAACGTAGTATTTCCAATGTATGAGTATTTGGAGTGTCCAGCCTAGCTTCATCTGCATTGTCTGGTGCAGGAGTTATAGAGTAAGTGTAATCAGGCAACAAGGTAAATATCATACGCAGTCCTTCACGGTCCTCCCTGGACTTCTCAACGCTTACTAAACGACTGTTTGCACTAAGACCCATCTCGGCAGCATCATTCATTGATAGTTTCCTCATATTCCATGTCTCATCCACTGCGTTTTTAATGGCTGAAGTACCTCTAAACTTACCTTCCTTTGTGTTGTGATGAATAATAATTATCGAGCAAGCTGGAAAGTCCTGTCCATTACGTCTAACAAGTTTCTTGATAGGTAAAGCATATTCTCTTCTGTTTTCTTCGTATGGGTTACTATCATTACACCCATCTAAACTATCAATGACTACAAGATCGTACTGATTCTTTTTCTGTATTTTCTTAAATCTTGAATACCACTGCATATCCCACTCAGTAACAACTTTGACATTCTTATCGCAGCCAATAAGTTTCATTTGCCTACGCAATATTCTTTCGTTCTGATCTCCATTCAACCAAAGAACCTTACCAACTGGTACGTTGACAAGACCACCATAAACATTAAAAGGTTTGCCCTGTCCAATATGCTTTCCTATTGTCTGACACATAGCAGTCTTACCTGTACCACCATCTGCATGAACAAGTAATGTCCAAGGTTTTGGTAATAATCCTGGAATTAAGTATTCAAAAGGTGTGTCATCTAGCTCATCAGGGGTCATAGGCTTTTGGCCTTTTGTCCTGCTAAACATTTCGTGCGTATCAATCAACCTTTCAATCTCAGCAGCATTACCACGCTTGGCTTCAATAGCTAATTTATGGACCGCTTGATTATGTAGTGCAGGGTTTTCATTCTTAGGATCACTGTCAATATCCATGTATCGCTGAATGAGATCCTCACCATCCAGTATTTCTTCTTTGTAGCGAAGCGGAATAGCTTCTACATCTTCTATTAGTTTGTCTAACCCTGTCTCCTTGAATCTTTTTCTATCTGGATCAACATCATCTGCTAATTCAATAAGATGAGACATATTGTATCGTGCCCCATCATTTCTCCAAGTTGCATACCATCTAGCAGCACAAGGATCTTCACCCCCATCCCAACAATGTTCGTAGTCTGGATCACGTTTACTCCACTCAGTCCAAAGCTCTAAACCTTCAATACCTGGCAACTCATTGTTTATCATTGCCCCTATTTCCCACCAATAATGCTCACTATTTGGTCCTGTGTATTTAATAACACTCAAGCAACCACTAATAATCGCAATTTTTTCTTCCTTGGTTCGTTTGCTCCATCTGTTATCTACATACTTAACATCAACATCCTGATTCTTCTTTTTGTATTGATCTTTCATACGAGACAGCAACCATTCTGGTGCTTCTGGTACGTCAAATAAATCACCTTCTAACTTATATTCACCTTTACCAACTTCTTCTTTGTAATATTCACCAGCTATAACACCCTGTCCACCCCATAAAACTTCCCAACCTTCGTGTCCAGCAGCAGTATGACTAATAGCTTCCAAGTCAGACCACAATTCTTGAGGAACTTTAAAGATAAACTTTGCAGCGTTCTTTTTTAGTGAAGTAACTTTCGGTGCTTTTTTGAGATCTTTACCCCATTTCTTTTCAATAGCACCTAAATTTTTATCCACATCAAACATCACAAGACCATCTGATCTAGGTCCAGTAAATACTCCGATAGCTTTAAAAGTATCTGGATCTCTTTCGATCATTAAAAGAGAATCATTTACTGTTAGCTTTTCTTTCCAAGCCTTACCAAATGGTACTTTTCCATCAGAATATCTATCTGGACTCGATTCGTTACGTTTTGGTAATAAAACACCCTGGGCATATATAGGC